AACCCATGCGAATTTGGTGACCGCATTTGTGAGTCTTTGAACCTCGTTTTCTGAGGATTTTTCTGGCCTCGTTTCTTCCCATTCATCCAGTCTCGTGAGGATTGCCTCGTCTGGTTTCTCTTCTTTCTCGGCTAAAGCTATCAGTTGCCCTCTTGAAGATTCGATATGTCTCTCGGCCATAGAGTCTAGGTACTCGTTGTAGAACTTTTCGAGCTCTTCCGGGGAAGGATTCCCTCCCACTTCCTCAGCCGCTATCGCTGCTATTTGTTCAGCAAGGCCATTAACCACAGGTCTCAGAGTCGTGAGTACGTATTCGCGGAACTTTCCGGAGTAAAATTTCTCTATCTCAGACACAAAATCAGAGACGTTTCGCAGTTTCTTCTCCACGAGGCGAGTTATATCGTTCTTTTCTCGTCTGACTATTCTTGAATAAGCGTCCGTGTATGTCTTTTGCCACGATCTTGCCGTTCTGTTCCTATTCTCCACAGCCCGAACGTCTCTCTCTTCCGAGCGAGTCTCTTTGTTGGTTTTCAGGCTTGATTCTTGAGATTTGGGAGGCTCTGGTTGCGTAGGTGCGGGTTGGTTCATCACCATATCGACCGGGACCATGTTCAAAGGAACGAGATAAATCTCGCCCTTCCCGTCCGGCAATGGGTTCATGTTCTCTGTTTCTCGTATATCGTCAGCACTTAGCCAGCCATTCTGTCTCGCGATGGCATAGGCTTCGTACCTAGACTTAAGATCGCCACGCAGAAGTCCTTCAACCAGAAACTCTGCGAAGTATTTCTCCCTTTCGAAAGGACTCAAGATCTGAGTTACAATCGCCTGTTCCCACCGCACAAGCCATGGTCTCAGAGTGTATTTCACAAACTCAAGGGATTGATGCTCGATGTTTGAGAACGTAGCCCTATCAAGATCTCCTATCATATGTGGAGGTACACGATAGAACCCAGCGATCTCAGCTTTCTGAAATTTTCTTGTCTCCAGGAACTGGCCTTCGTTGGGAGTTATGTTTATTCGCTGGAACTTCATTCCTTCTTCCAGGAGAAGAACCCTGTAAGCGTTGCCTAAACCCGCGTATGTCTTGTTGATTGATTCTCTTAGGTTCTTCGCGCCTTGCTCAGATAGCTTGCTGGGATGTTCCGCTACTCCACCGATGTTCATGCCGTTTGCGTAAAACTTGGCTCCAAACTCTTCGGCTGCAAGTCCTAAACCTATTGCTTCCATCGCCATTGTAATGGGAGAGTAGCCCTTGAGACCGTCAAATCCAAGCCCGGGTATGTGTAGAACCCTGTCGGCCGGGAGTTTTATCTCTTCGTTCTTTACTCTGGTTGTGTACAGCTTCTTATCGTTGACGATTTCAATACTCGTTCTGTCCGGAAGTAAGGGCCACAAAGCGATTACTTCACCGGCTTTGTTTCTCTGAATCTCACAAAAAGCGTTTCCATATGTCAAAAGATGGTTCTGAAGCGTCTCTCTTAGCACGAACGAGGTCATGTAAGGATTCGCAAGATCGTGTAAAACGCCGTAAAGCGGATGTTCAACTGCCCTTCTTTTGCCCTTTTCAAGCCTTTCATATAGTATTAAAGGCAATGAAGCCAGAGATTCAGAGATGATTTTCACGCAGGAATACACTGTCGTGTAGTACATCGCTGAGGTTTCGTTGACCGAGACTCCCGTCTTTGAGTTTTTCGCACCGAAAAGCTCAAGAAGCCATTTGGTTGGATTGGCTACTGTGCTTCTTTTGAACCATTTTTTTAGGAAAGGGATTTGCACACTGCATCATTCCTTTCAGAAAGAGAGAACGCCGCGTTCTTCATACATCGAGGGGCCTTCCTGATTTCGAATTGCTCCATCCAACGCCATGATGGTCGCGACTATTCCGTCTATCTTTTCTGTCGATTTTGATTTGTCTGGTTTCACATTTCCCGCTGGATCTTCTTTTACAACCACATTGTCGGCCATCCATCTGAGGACAGGATTGTTTCCGTGGTGGAGTTTCTTAGAGAGAATTAGATTCATAAACTCTTTTGTGGGCGCATTCATAGAGGCAAAGCCCTGACCGAAGCCGACTACCTGAAAGCCTACATCCTGAAGATCCTGAATCAATTGGATTGCTCCCCATCGGTCGAAAGCTATTAGCCTTATATCGTATTCCTCAGCGAGTTCCTGAATCTTTTGCTCTATGGCCGCGTAATGGATGACGTTTCCTGCCGTCGCTTCAATATATCCGTCTCGAACCCATACATCGTAGGGTACTTTGTCGCGATTAACTCTGTCTCTCATGTTCTCTTCCGGTATCCAGAAGAACGGCAAGATCTTAAATGAGCCATCATCCATAGGAAAAACGAGGGAGAAAGCCGCTATATCAGTTGTGGATGCGAGGTCCAAACCTCCATAACAGACTCTTCCGCGTAGCTCTTCAAGGTTTATCTCACCTGCCGAAGCGTCCCATTTTGACATTTGAAGCCACCTGGTCTCCTGAGCCGTCCATATGTTTAGATAAAGCCTCTTGAAAGTGTTCTCAAGAGAGGGTACGGCTTGAGCTTTCTTGCACATTGCCTGAAGTTCTTCGATTTTTCGAAACTGCCCGAGAGCGGGGTTAGCTTTGTACCAAGTTTTTTCATCCGTCCAATCATCGAGTTCATCTGCTTCATAGATGACGGGATAAAAGGTAGGATCGTCAACGATTCCTTCCTTAACTTTCTTCGCATAGTTATATACCTCTCCGCAGATTGAATGATTCTTGTCAAAGCCTGCCGTGGAGATGGATATAATCATCGGCTCGTCTCTTGTACCTGTACTGGTTGTGAGAACATCGTAGAGCTCGCGATTAGGTTGAGTGTGAAGCTCATCTATGATGACTGCCGATGCATTGTATCCATGGGCACTGGCGGCCTCGGCAGGGATGGCACGGTAGAATGAGTTGTTTCGATAGTTCACGATCCTCTTCTGAGTCTCGATAACCTTCGAGCGCTTCCTCAATTCCGGGACTTGCCGGACCATATCCCTTGCAACATTGAAAATAAGGGAGGCTTGTTCTCGATCCGCAGCGGCTGAGTAGATTTCACCACCAGGGCAATTGTCTGCAAACAAATGGTAGAGCGCAAGAGCAGCAGCCATCTCACTGTTGTGTGTTGGTATCATTGTTTTTCCACAAAGAAACAATCTATTCCGGCTATCAACTTGAATGCACCTTGTAATTACAGATTCAACAGGTTCAACATTAGTAATCTGAACAGTTCTTGATCTCGCAGAAACCTTATTGTCTTCTTTGCTTCGTTGCCTTTTTAGCTTACGTTTTAACCTAAAACACGGCACATCTTCTTTAGCGATGCAGAACTGAATTTTGAAACAAGTACCAGGAACATCTCTTCCGTTGCATCGCATTTTTTTCGGTTTGATGCTATATTTAATCCCAAGAGTTGAAAGCAGCTCACAAAAGTCATTTGCAAGTCGCTCGAAAATTGATGTAAATTCCAAAATCTTGCCATCGGGATTTGAATATCCATCTGTATCCATTAACCCTTGAAGCAAAGCAATCCTTTGACTAATACTTGCTCGAAGATATTCTTTTGGAATGTGCTTGTTGTCCAAAAGATTTAAATCTCTAAGCTTTTCTTGTATCGAGAACTTTGTGTATTTTGGCATAGGGAGGCCATGTTTGCGAGCATATCGAACGAGATTTTCGCACTTCATGCACTTCAAATAATGATTTCCTCTTTGGTCGATACCCTCTTTGAAATATCCCTTATGCCCTCTTCTACAAGTCCCATCATCTTTTCTATGCAAAGCGATCCAAGTTCCGCTCTTTCTGTGAACTGCTTTTGCCGTTATATCCTCTTTATTGAGAATTTCAAGCATTTCTGCTTCATCTTCGGAGCCAATAGTCATCCTTGCACCTTGACTATGGCCATCTCCAAGCCAAGCTCCTAGAACATAAGGCGGTATCAATAGTTCTTTTTCTTCTCCATCAATGGGCTTCGGCATCATAATTGAATGATTTCGATCGTTTCTCTTGCCATAAAATACCGTGTTGTGGAGCTCTTTTGTTGTCCTTACGCGTTCCAATTTACCGCCGATCTTTTCTTTCGTTCTGCATCCTGGTTTGTTTACTTTTGCTGTTGTCAACCAAAGATGATCTGCATCCGCAATGATTTCTTCGCCATTAGAGAATGTTATTTTATAGCAGTCTAAGAATCTGTCATCACTAACAAATGTAACTGTGCACTCTTTGCCTTGTTCATCATAGAGCTTATCTCCAACTTTTACTTGCCCCATCGTCGTCCAACCATCAGGTGTGGGCATTGGAGTATCAAGAGCAAGTCCTTTTCCGTTCTTCCTTGCAAGGAAAAGAAAAGCCTGCCGATATTGCCGCAAGCCTTCTTTGTTAACGGTTCCATACAATTCAGTTAGTATCTTCTTTTGCCAATCGTGGAGAATAAAAGGCTTTCCATACCAGGGGGATTTGGTGTGCTTTAAAATCGTGAAGAAGTCGAGGATCTTTTTTACTCGGCCTTCATCAATCAAGCATATCCACCACTTTAGAATCTTCGTTTTCCCCTGGTAATGTCATCTTGCCCCTGCTAGTTGGGTTCATTCCAAAGTCATTGCAGAAATCCCTTATCTTGCTAAGGGCCATATCCGCAATCTTTACCTCTGGGCGCTGCTGATAGTAAGTACCTACCTCTTCACCTTTTCGGTTCTTCTGATGAACCGTTACTGTGTACCCTTTTTCCTGAAGAATCTTGTGGCATTCCTTCCACATTGCAAAGCTCTCGCAATATCCAGCGAGAGCAGTTCTGTCTATATCAGTCAGAAGACCAAGTCTGTGAAGAGTAGGGGCTACTCTCTTCCATTCGGCTCGCGCAATCTTGCTCAAGCCGGGCATGGGTTTCACTATTTCATCGGCATCAAACACTTTGCCCGCCGCCTTCTTCTCTTCAAATGTCTGCTTTTTTGGTCCTCTTCTTGCCATATAAATCACCTTTCTTCTTTTCATTGATAGGGGGAGGTCACCCAAAGTGGCCTAATTGTGTCTGAGCCTGCCGGCGCGCTCTACGGGCGGCGCTGTCAGGGATTTGATCCCCCCTACCCGTCCGGGGTATCACTCCTGTTTCCGAAACCGCCGTCTTCACTTGCTGTTTTCCTTGAGTGGCAAGCGTGGCAGAGCGGCTGCAAGTTGCTCCAATCGTTCGTGCCTCCCTTTGAAAGCGGAATGATGTGATCGA